CAGGCGCATCCCGTGCCTGACACTAGCCAAGACAGGAGAAACATATGGCTACAACGACTTTTAACGGCCCAGTTCGTTCAGAAAATGGGTTTCAAATGGTTTCCAAAAATGCTACGACTGGCACAATTACTGTCACCTCTGGTGATAAGATGGCTGTCGAAGCGACTGCAAGTGCTGGTATAGAAGGCACTGCGGCGGTTTATGTTACACAAGTAACTCGTCTCAAAAGCGATGTAACTACAAACGTCAACATCGTCAAGACCTCGATTATGATTGACCTTACTGGTCTGAAGGATGGTGGCACTGCCGGTGACATTATTGGTAAAGATGGCGATGGTGTTGCTTTCATCGGACAAGTAACAACTGCAAACCAAGGCACGGTTTTTGGTGTCACTATGCAATGTCTAGAGACTCCTGCTGGTGGAAGCACAGATATTGACCTGTTCTCTGCCACAGAGGGCACAGGCGTAAATGACACGGCTATTGGTGATCTTACCGAAACCCAGATTATCAACGCCGGTGCAGCATCTGCGGGTAGCTTGGTCGCTGGTGGTGATATCGCGGCAGACCAGTTCTTGTACTTGGTGAGCCAAGGTACTGGCGATGCTACTTACACGGCTGGAAGGTTTTTGATCGAGATACTAGGTTTCGACGCAGCGTCCTAAAGGAGTAACGTATGGCTGATGCAGTAACTTCACAAACATTAGTCGATGGTCCTAAATTTGCGGTTCTGAAACTGACCAACATATCTGATGGCACGGGTGAATCGGCTGTTACAAAGGTCGATGTCTCTGCTCTAGCTACAAGTGCGGATGGTGATACTTGCACAAGTGTCACCATAGACCGCATCTGGTGGCAGTGTATCGGTATGAAAGTGCAGCTTTTGTTCGATGCTGACACGGATGCTTTTATCATTGAGCTTGGTGAAAACCAGAGTGGGGATCACGACTACAGTAGTTTTGGCGGTTTGACTAATAATGCAGGCACCGGAAAAACTGGAGACGTTTTGTTTACCACAGTAGGTGCCAGTTCAGCGGACACCTACACCGTGATCTTGTACATGAGGAAGGGCTTTAGTTAATGGCAACGACCAAAGACGTGAAACGCTTACCTTCTGGTCGTTTACAGTATCGAGGTGAAACTTTTTCTGGATATAACCAGCCAAAAAGGACACCGGGTGAGAACAAAAAGTCTGCGGTCCTAGCCAAGAAAGGCAACGATGTGAAGATAGTCAGGTTCGGTGATCCCGACATGACAATCAAGAAAAATCAACCGGGTCGGCGCAAAAACTTTCGCGCCCGTCACGGTTGTGACACGGCGAAGGCAAAAGATAAATTTACCGCAAGGTATTGGAGTTGTGACGCATGGTAATGACCAGAGGTGCGATGCCTAGAGGATTGACCTACTACGCCAAAGGCGGTGGGGCATCCAAAAAAAGCAAGGGCAGTAAAATTTGCCCAGAAGGTAAAGCTTGGGCAAAACGAACTTTTGATACATACCCGTCAGCGTATGCGAACCTTGCCGCAAGTAAATATTGCAAAGATCCTAATTATGCCAAAAAGGCAAAAGGTGGACGTAGAAAGGGCAGATAAATGGGTGAGCTAAAGAAATGGCTCGATCAGAAATGGGTTCGTATCGACACAGAAGGCAATATTGTTGGAGAGTGCGGGAGCAGTGAAAACAAGAAAAACCCAGACCGGTGCTTACCCGAAGCTAAAGCTCGTAGTCTGTCCAAATCAGAAAGGGCTGCGACTGCTAGAAAGAAAAAACGAGCGGGGTCCAAAGGCAAAACGGTCGTAGCGAATACGCCAAAAGCAAAGGTCACAAAGATGAGATCCGGGGGCGAAGTTCGCTCTCAGATAGCTAGGGGGTGCGGTGCTGTTCTCAGTAACCGCAGAAAACAAACCAAATATTACTGAGGTATAAAATGGCTAGTAGAGTAAACCTGGGAATGGGCGGATTTAAGAAAAAAAGCCCAGCTAAAAAGAAAAGCTCCATTAAGCGCAAGACGAATGGTCAAGGCGTAAAAATGAAGTCCAAAGGCGGAGCGATGGGCAAAAAAATGGCACCTGATTACAATATGGGTGGTGCTGCTGAGAAAGATAAAAACAAAAAAGCTATGAAAAAAACGCCTAAAGGTATGAAAAAAGGCGGAAAAATGGCAAGAAAAGGGGTCAAGGTCGGCGGCAAAATTTAGTGCCGTACCTACAATCTAATATACCTCATTTCAAATGTTGGGTTCGTCGTGAGTACACTCATAACCATGAGAAGTATCACGGCGAATTCTTGCATGCTATGGCGGTTGCTGTTACTACGATGCCCTGTAGGTGCTTGAGTTTTCAAGTAATTTTTACTGGGATCGAAGCTGACGGAGAGGAAGAGGACAACGTTCACGGGGGCGCAATGTGGGCCAGAATGCCGATAACTGCTCTGTGTGCTGATATCGCTCTGGAAGAATGGCCCGAGCCTATGCCTACCCACGATGCTCAACCTTGGGACTGTAGTTCTCACCACCATGCGGTATACGTGTTGGATCGCGCCACTCCTTGTCCTTGGATGGCTAAAATAGATGGGCAGTTTTTTCCTGCAAAATATCTTTTTACGGTGGATTATGCAGAAAGCGAGATTGCAGATGATCCGGCCCAACACAAGCAAAGTCATGTTTTACAGTTGCTTGATGCGGGTCAGTGGACCGGTAATGTCGTTGCGTTGCCCAACAATCGAGTCCGGGTGACGCATCCGGCTTGGTTCGAAATGGGCAACGGGGCACCTGATTTCAAGCCTTCTGCACATATACATTATTCCAAATCTGATTTAGATTACACGCTGGATGTAAACCGTATCTTCGATAACCTGTATAACGACGATACAGAGGATGAATGATGGCAACCTCTGGCAGCAGAAACTTTGAATTAGACCTAGCAGAATACGTCGAAGAGGCGTTTGAGCGTTGCGGTATGGAACTTCGTACCGGATACGATGTGCGTACTGCAAAAAGGTCGATGAATTTACTGTTTGCAGATTGGGCAAACCGGGGCCTCAACCAGTGGACGATAGAACAAACGTCCATTACTTTGGCTGAAGGTATACGAGATTACCCCTGTGGGACGCTCACAATGACCGTAGGAGCTTCCACATCTTTTACGGTGGGTGAAACCATCACTGGTGGATCAAGTTCTGCTACAGCCCAAATCACGAGCAAGCCAAGCTCTACAACTTTTGCAATTACAATACCCTCTGGGACCTTCACATCAGGCGAAACCTTGACGGGATCGAGCAGCGCGGCAACGACAACTTTGTCTGCGGCAGTGGACTTCTCAGACGTGCAGGGCACTGTGGACATATTGTCTGCTGTCGTTACGCGAAGCAGCACTGATTTTGAGATCCAAAGGGTCAGCAGGTCCAGTTACCTAGACATACCGAACAAAAGTCAGACAGGGAGACCAAACGAGTTCTTTGTAGACCGTCAGATTACACCGATACTACGAATATGGCCTACACCGGAAAACAATACCGACGTGGTAAAGTTTGATCGTCTTACCAGGATTGAGGACGTGGATTCGGCAACGGATACCGTAGATATACCTTTTCGTTTTTATCCTTGTTTGACAGCGGGTCTTGCCTATTACATCAGCATGAAACGCAATCCTCAGATGATGCCGATGTTAAAAAGCGTGTACGAAGAAGAAATGCAACGAGCGATGGACGAGGATAGAGATCGAGCATCTCTGCGTATAAGTCCGTCATACGATTACTACAGGGCCTAGCATGTCGGGCTTTGCATCAGGTAAAAACGCATACGGGATATCTGATAGATCGGGTGTACGGTACAAGCTCAACCGCATGAAAAAAGAGTGGAACGGCTCTTTGGTCGGACCAGACGAGTTTGAGCCGAAACATCCACAGTTATATCCGCCACCAAGGGCAGATGACCCTCAAGCAATACGGAACGCACGTCCCGATAGGATTGAGCCAATGGTGGTAAACGTGGGCCTTCCAAACGTTTTCCAAAAGACTTTTACACCAATCAAAGCTAGTGGGCAGGTTGGTTCGGTTACTGTGAGCACGACATGAGTTTTACACTAGCATCCTTAAAAACAGCGGTAAAAGACTACTGCGAGGTAAGCGAAACCACTTTTGACACGCAGTTGACTACCTTTATCAAAGAAGCAGAGGAACGCATCCTCAAAAACGTTGAGCTACCTGTATTCAGAAAAAACGTTACCGGCACTGCTACCGCTGGTAACACTTATTTGTCCACCCCGTCGGACTTTTTGGCCTGTTACAGCTTGGCTGTCATCAGTAGCAGCGTGTATGA